TCAGCTTGTTCAAAAATCATAGCATTGTCTTGTACAATACGGTAGTTCTGCCAACCTAGATTCTCTTCCAATGCCTTGGCAATAGCTTTACCACTGATGTGGGCAGCAACCGTAGGCATAGCCTGTACAGCAGCCATTGTTTGTGACAATTCTTGGATAAACCTAGCTTGTTCACCATAGTGACGAGCACCTAATGGGTAGATTTTACCAGCAGCCATCAAGTCATCTTTAGTCACTTCAACAAAGGATACAGTACCATAATCTTCATCAACTGAACGAATGCGCTCTACACCTTCAAAGTTACGTACAGATTCAGCTAACATACCGTTCAACAACGGTTCTAAAATGTTACGCTCAAACCAACTTACTTTGCTTTGAAAGATACGTCCAGCAGCGTTCTCTAAGCTCTGTATTTCGTATTTAGTCTTCTCTCCGGGGGTACGTATACCCATAGCTTGTTTAGGTGCTCCTGCAAGCTCTTCCATGCGGTTCATAAGCTCGTTAATCTGGAGGTCTGCTTGCAATGCTGTAGCATCGGGACGCATAAACTCCAAACCACCTTCGTCACCAACAAACACAGTAGCTCCGGGTTCGTATTCAAACTCCTCTACAGTGTTACCTTTAACTACCATAACAGGGTAGGCAATAAGGTCAAATACGTCAGCCTTCAAGTTCTCCAAGTGGTCAATACGATATTGCATACCAACCAACTGGTCTAGTGGGCCTTGTGCCCACAAGTTATCTGTACGCAATCTCCAACCACAATGGAACATAGGTTTGCTACCTGTCCACATTGGATTAGGTTGTTTACGTAAAACCCACTTACGGTCGATAATTGTTACTAACTGGTTGCGTAAAAGCGTCTTCGTGTCGGGATCGTAAATATCTCCCCAGAACTCCAGCAACTCAACCATGTCGCTTTCTAGGTATTCATCAGCACTACCAAAGCCATCAATAGCCATGTTCAATTCTTTTTTAAACTCAGGGTCATCACGATAGTTTTGACGGAATTGTAATGCTTTGTCTAGAACACCTTTGCTGTAATTTAACGCTGGTTTAGTTTCTATGTCAGTCATTAAATCACCTAGTGACTTAAGCATACGACGCACCACAGGAGTCTTGTCAAAAGTCTCAGCTAATGGATTAAACACCAAGTCTGTAGGGTTAATACGATAGGCTTTAGGGCCAATGTATTTGCTTACAACATTACCTGTACTGTCGCTAATAGTGTCACGAACGTAGTCATAAGTGACAACAACGTTACCAAAATCAATGTAGTCATATACAAGTTGAGAAACAAGAAGCTGAAAGTTAGATGCTTTTAACTTCTGTTTCATGTAGTTTGTAATGGCATAACGCTTTTTAGTAAGTTCTACACCTTTGTCTGTAGCTTCCCAGAAAAACCAATTCTCAGATGGAAACAACGCAGCCATATAATTGGCATGTAGGTTGTCTCTAATCTGAGTAAGTTTAGGAGTAACTGTAGAGTTCTTCCAAGGAAGTTTGCTGTTACTAGTTTTACGTGTATCTGTAGCAAACAAATAGTTACGTAATTCTTGTTGGTCAGATTTCCAAACAGAACGGTTAGTATCCCACTTAGTCCACATGTCAGCAATTTTATTTGCTAGTGCATCGTCATTAAAACTTACTTGTACGTTTTCGTTCATATTTTCCTCTTAGTAGGCTACGCCACCAAACTTTGAATTAAATGCAATAATGTTGGATTTTTTACCCCATGATCTACTAGATACTGGAGACTTACAAATCTCTACACAAGCGGCTAAAGCGTCTTTAACGTCATCATGTTCTGGATTGTTCATAATGAGTTCTTCTTCTAGTGTTTGGCAATTACCACCTTTGTAATGCCAAATTTGATTGTTGCTATAACGTGGTTCTAGGATAGATGCAATACGTTCTGCTTTGTTCATTGTCCTAGGAGGATTGTATTCATCAATAGTAAAGACAATGTTTTGACTACGCATGTAATCTCTAAACTGGCTAACAATGAGTCGTTGTGCAGCTACAACCTCACATCGCATCTTCTTAAATCGCCATTTACGATATACGGTTTCTGCTTTGTCATACATTACAGAAATCTTATTTGTTTTAAATCTATCAATGTCTAAAACATAATAGTTGTTATCTTCGTCAATGCCTACCACTGCAATGACTGTATAGTCTGAATTGTGGTTAACTGTGTACGCAAAATCCATAGCTGCATACACGTGGAGAAGCTTATCACCAAAGTACCAAGCACCGCTAAAGTTCTCAATTTTATCTCTTTCGTAATAATTAAATCTACTACGATCAATGAGTTGTGTTTCAACTGCATTGGGATTATTGTAATATTGGGCATAAAACTGTGTAATGTCCAAATATTTTGCTTTCTTGCGAGCAAGTTCTTTCTGGTCAAAGCCGAACGTCTTACCATCTGTACGACGTTGTTTAGGCCACAAAAACTCACCATTAGTTTCTACAACACGTTCAAACGTTTCGTAGACTTCATTCTCTACTTCTTCATCCTTAACATCATCGTAATAGGATTCAGTCATTTCCATCATGTCTTTATACAAATCACCGGGATGGTAACGAGTACCTACTGCCCATTCTTTTGCACCAGTAGATTCAATGGATGATAGTTGCGAATAGAACGCCCTCACTTGGTCGCGACCAATCTGTGAATAGGCATTATCTGGAACTACAACGTCATCTAGTACAGCAATAGAACAATGAAGCCCTGTAACGTTAGCTGTAATACCTGCAGCCTTAATCGTAGCATCACGAATACCCTCAGCCTTACGCTTAGGGTGGTCTACGCTAATCTCATCAACAGCCCAACGCTCTCGTTTACCTTCCATATCATTAACCATCTCAGGCCAATAGAAACGATAGATGTCAGACAATAGAATGTCTTTAACAGCTTTTAATTGCTTTTCAGCCAAGTTAGCTGTAGCAGATACGTACAGTACAGTGGCTTCTGGATTCTTTGTAATGTGGTGTGCCACACGATAGGCAATCATTGCACTCTTCTGGTGGTCACGTGGAAGCAGGACAAGCTGGTTGTCCTTTGCATCTTGACGCTGCCACCATGCACACAATTCTTCGTGCACTGCACCAAGTACTCGGTGTGGTGCAACTAGTCGAATAAACGTGAGTAAGTCTTCCTCTGCCGCTTGCTTTACTAGTTCTTTTTCAGACATTACCATTTAACCTTATCTGCCCAATATGCAGCACTCATCTTGCCTTTAGCAATGTTGCTTGCATGTCGTGCTTTAAAACTCTTTTGTCGTGCTGTAGGTTCTTTATCACCTGATACACCTTGTTGACCAAAGCGAATAGTTTTTACTTTATCACCTTTTTTAGCTACAACAACGTGGCTTTTAGTTGCATGGCTAGGTGTTCGTTTTGGCTTATTAAATCCAGCAACACCAGCACGTTCTAATCTAGGGTCTTTAGCCATCACTTACCTTTCTTTGCAGTCTTTGCAGACTCTTTAAAAGCTTTAGCAGTAGGAGCACCTTTAGTGCCCGGTTTACGCATTTTTTCTTTACTGCCTTCGGCTATCCGTTTACGTTTGGCGTTAATATTAGCATACAATCCGGGTTTCATCTCATAGCTCCATTTTTCTTACGAGGAAAACTGCGGTTAGAAGTCTTACTAGTAACACGTAAATTAGACTTACCATTACCACCACCTTTACTCAGTGGCTTCTTATGGTCAACATCTTTACCGTCACCCTTAGATACTTTACCTTCACTCTCTAACATACGACGAGCACCATTACGTTTAGCTCTATCTTTTACAACAGATGGTTTACCATCATATGCCTGTTGTTTTTTATAATCACGTTTAGCGTTTGTCATGTAGGGCATATCAACTCTCCAACAATAGGTATTCACCTGTTTCTAAAAGAATATCATCACCGTCTTCTAGTAACAGATTGTTAGCAATAGCAGCACCCACATCATTCCAAAACCGTACAATCATATCATCCACTGCGCCAGTGTAACCAAAGGATAAAAGATATGCTTTCCACTTGTCTTCTACTGCACCTACAGTGTAACCTCTACCAGTTAAAAACTGATCTTCAGCGTCACGTAATGAATAACTTGTCGCACCATTGGCACGATAAAAGGACAACTCCATGTCTTCTTGAGTACCTGTGTACAACAAACCACGCAAGGCATTCCATTTAGCCTGTGTATTAATAGTCATTTACGACCTCCAATTACAATACCTAAACGAGCCATATCACCTGCAATTCGACTAGGGATAGGGGGTAGTGCCACCTCTTCCTTTTTAGGTCGTCCTACGGCCTTTTTAACGCCTTCCTCGGCATATCCTTTGTCAGCCAACCATTTAGCTGCGGCTGTACCTCCGGGTTGCTTAGCATGGCTCTTCATTTGTTGAATAGCTTCTGACCGTAGTTTAACTTCTAGTTCTGCTTGCCATTTATCCACGTGTGGTTTAATTAACACGTGGTTACGCACTTCTAGCCAGTGTTCCCAATCACCTAACAACATTTGTGCAGGTTGATATTCTGAAGGGTCACGGCAATCTAGAAACACCTCT